ATCTATTTATTTTTTCTGCACCAATCGGTAATATTTGATCTCCATTAATTTGAAAAAAACCATCATCAGCATAAAAGAAAACTTGTCTATTATCTTGACATACACTTTGTCCAAATACAGCTCCTCTATTAGGCGAAATTACGCTGAATCGAAATATTACGTTCCCACCGACAAAATCCATTCTAGTTATTTGATTTTGGCGAAAAACATAACCAACTTCACCAGAAGTTATTGCAACTACTTGACCACCTGATCCTGGTAAAACTTGAGTATCTGATGAACTAACGCCAGCTTCCCAAACTGAAATATCATTAATACCTGACCATGCAACTTTGTTTTTTGCATTTTCTATATTACCTGTCACCAAGAAATCCCTAATGACACCACTCACCCTAAACTTAGCTGGTACTGTTCCTGCTGTTGCAATACTTTGTAATGTTGCAAAGTTAGTTGATGTACCCATTAAATAATACATTGGTGCATTAACACCATTACTTGCTATGATGTATTGTCCAAATTGAGTAAATGTAAAAAAGTCTGTATCTGTACCTGATATAGTTAAACCACCTTTAACAGATGTAAAAGTACCAGATGTTAATTTATAAATATTGTCTTTAGTTCCAACAAAAGTAAATACTGTATTTGTATTATCTCTAAAACTACCTGCACCTTTAGCATTTTGTGTAACATTTGATGTACCACTATAAGGTACTAAACCCTTAACAGGCTTGTAACTTGTTTGTGCATGATACACATTTGTTGCTACAGTTGCACCTGGATTTAAATTATCTGGTTGGTCTGGCAGCCATTCGCCAAAAGGTAATTGCATAAATTTTTCCTGTTATTAAGAAATTGAAACAAATGGAGAAGCTACTGATGTTGTAGTTCTTACTTGTAATGGACTTCCATTATATTCATCTTCTCTATCGTTTAATTCAAGTCGTTCCATAGCAGTTCCAAACATTTGTTGCCAAACTTGAACTTGTTGTGGATTAATACCACCTAAAAAGTTTGCTGCATGAAACAATGAACCATACAAATAAATTGCTGGATGACTTCCTAAAATATAATTTGTTGCAACAGATGAAGTTAGAGCTGGAAATTTTTTATAAAAATTCATTACTGCTGTATAAGTTGCATCTGGTTTTGGAGAGAATCTAATTGTATCTCCTAAAATAGTATATGTAGTCGGCAAACCAGTTGTTGATGTGCCACTTGTTGTGTCCATTGATGCTGGTGTTGTATAAACTAATGGTGTTTTTGTTTGACCACTTAAAATATAAAAATCTCTAATTTGTAAAAAATCAGTTGGTAAGGCGACAGTTTCTGCATTAATAGTTATATTAACTTGAGTAATCATTGATCTAACTCTTAATTTAGAATTAAAATCAGCTTCAGTTAATTTAATAAAATCATCACCTATTTCAGTTGTTAAATCTGATCTGTTTAACCAGTTAGCAAGTGATGTTTTTAATTCTGTGTATGTTGTTAGTGCCATTAATATTTACCCTCAGATGTTTTAAAATATTTAAAATCAGAACTGTTTAATTTTTCTCTTAAAATTTTCTTTTGAATTTCTTTTGGTAATGCAAACCAATTACCCTTGTTTTGATCCTTATGATATTCCTTGCACCATATTTCAAGAATAACTACTGGAATTGATGCAATTCTTTTTAATCCCTTATCAGGACTATAACCATCATTTTGATTATATAATTTTTTATTACTTTCTATAATTGATCCAATATCAAGTGATCTTTTTTGAATAATACCATCTTTACCATTATCTAAATAAGTTTCAGTAATATGTTTATCAGTATCTTCTAATATTTTTCTCATCTACCACCACCTTTATATCTGGTCATTTTCATTTGTCTTTTTTCTGACTTATTTAAACTTTTTTTGTGCTTACCTAATTTTGGTGGTTTATCTCTTGGAGTAAAAGAAGTGAACTTTTGCTTAGCCACTACGCACCCATTTCAGTAATTGAAATTTTATTTGTATTTGAACCTATACAAGCAACTTTTTCGCCTGGAGAAACTTTAAAAATTTCAAATTCTTCTGCTGATATAAAAATACTATTTGCTGTAGCAACAGGTGCTGCACCAAATATAATATGAACATCTGCATCAGAACATATTCTGACATATTCAGTTTGTGTTCCAAAAGCAGCAGATGGTGTTGAATTACCATTTGCCAAAGTAATCATTTGGTGTGTTCCTGGTCTTAACGCATAATTATAACTCATAATTTATTTTTCCTTTATTTTTTTTTCTTCATTTTAGATTTAATAATCTTTAATTTAAGTTTTTTGGGTAAAGTTTTTTGTTTAGCTGTTAAAACAGCTTTACCTTTCATTTTACCAAGCATTAGTATTTTCTCATTTTTACTTTTTTGCCCATTTTTTTAGCAGTTTTTTTTGCAGCCATTTTTCCTTTTTTTGAATAGCTGAACTTTTTTTTTCCGACCATTGGCATAATTTATTTCCTTTATTTATTTGATTGGTATTTGTGGGGAAGTATCGCTAGACAAGATCCCCACAAAATTTGTAATTATCTTCTAATAACGATTGTGCATTGTACTGGACAAGCACCAGAAGAAGCATTGTTTGTAATAACTTGGATTGCTTCACCCTCTAATACATTATTTAATGCAGTAGGTTCAGAACTTCTTACATCACCAACAGCATCTCCTGCGAAAGGTATAGTAATTGTTCCACCTGTTACATTTGAGCTTCCTGATGTTGCTGTTTTAAAATTAATTACTGCATTAGCAGTAGCAATTGCACCCTCTTGCACAGCAATAATTTTAATTATTCTACCATTATCAGGTACTGCAACATATCCAGTTGAACCAGATGCAGAGCAGTCAGGTAAAGTTACTTTTAAAAAGTAGTCGTTTAGTGTTCGCATTGTATTTTCCTATTATTTGTATTGCTTCGTTCCGATTTTTAAATCTTCAAAGAAAACAAAATTATTGATTGAGTAATAGTGGGGAAATTAATCCCCACTATAAATGTTTTGATTAAGCTGCTGTTAAACTGAATACAGCACCACTTGCTGCTTCATTTTTAGAAACAAGTGTGTATTCTGCTAACATAGCTTTTTTCTGAGCATCACCAGTTACTGCAAGATCCAACATTTGGAAATCTCTCAAGTAAGCAACTGCCCACATATCAGGCTGTATTACAAAACAATCTCTGTTTCTTGAGAATCTGTTAGGTACAACAGTCATTGATCCAAAGTCTGACTCATAAATGTCAATTGCAGCAACAAGTTTTTTGTCATCTGCTTGAGTCATTTTAGTAGAGCCACCAGTAAATCCTGATAGTTTTTGTTTGTTAAAAGAACCAAGCATAATCATTGATGGATCTCCACCAGAGTCCCAACATTGTTTTACAACATCTTTTAATTGTGCTTCTGTGAAAGCTCTTTGAGTTCCATCAGTTCTAAGTACACCTGGAGTATCAACTCCACCTACTGCACCATTAGCACCATTAGCTGCATCATTAACATTCGTTTGAATCCAAGATGGAAGCCCAGAAGAAGTTCTTGCTGCTGCTGCACCACCTACTGCTGCTGATTGGTTAGCTGTTAGAACAACTTCCATATCTCTTTTAAGTTCTTTTGAACTTTTTGAGATTTGGTAAGCTAGTTCGTTATTTCTACCAGCACTATTTACTGTGTCTTGAGTACCAGAAACAATAACAGAAGTTCTTGAAATTTGAGTTCTGTTATTTACTCTTGTAGTAGGTACAACTGCTGTAAATGCAATTTCATCACCCTCTACTTGAGCATTAGCTGCTGCTGCTCTTAAAGTGTCATTTTGCCATTCATGCAAAACTCCAGTTGCTTTTTCTTTACCAATTGCAGAAATAAATGGAGTTTCTGTCGGTGAAATATTATAAATAATATCTGACAGATCCTCTCTATTTCCAATTGCTGTAAATGTTTGGAAAGTATTTGTTACTATCGCCATTTTTTTTGTCCTTTGTTAGTTGAGTTTATTTTTTAGTTATCATGTCTAAGAAAACATCTTGAGCAGCTTTCATACTGCCTGTTTTTCTTAAACGACTAAACTTTTCTCTACTAGCTTTTGATTTGACATCATTTTTATCTTGTTTAATCCCTGACGAAAACATTCTGCTTGGTTTAGAAATCTTTTTAGCAATATTTGGTTTTGCTTTTTGTAAATTTCCAAATTTCATAGCATCATTTACCAACATTAAAATACGATGGTCATATACTTGAGCTATTTCTGAGTCGTTAAACCCATATTTAGCTAAATGACTTCTCATATTGTTTTTTAAATTTGATGCTTTACCTGGATCAGCAAAATCAGGAATATTATTCACTAATTTCGTTTTTTCAGTTTGTAAATATCCATCAAATTGTTGTTTCTGTTCAGATTGAGTTTTTTGAATAGCAAGATTAATCTTTTCTTGTTTTTTTCTTAATCTATGTTCAATCCTTGCAGCTTCTGTTGGATCTTCTTCGTAAAGAGCTTCTAAATCAGCAGAGTTCATCTCTGTATTAAGCTCTTGTTGGGCATTAGACAAAATTTGATTCATCTCAGTAAGCTTTTGAGAATAGTCTTGTCTTTGCTTCTCAGATTGAGATTGAAAATTCTTTCTTTCATTAGAAAGTTCTTCAGTCTTTCTCCGATAATCGGCATCTCTGCTGTAGCCATTTCTCAACTCATCAAGGGTAACATCTAATTCTTGACCTGCAACTTTTACCTTGTAGGTGGAATCTTCTAGTTTCTCTTGAGTATCAATTTGTTCTTCGTCTTGAGATACTTCTTCAGAAGTTTCATCGTTAGATTCTTCTTCTGTTATTTCCTGTTCCTGTGGTTGATCTTCTTCAGATTCCACATTTGTTGGTTCAGGAGAATTTTGTTCAATTTCTTCCTTTGGAGCTTCTTGTTGTCCAATAGTTTCTTCTTCTTGTGGGTTTAATAAACCATTTACTGCTTTTTGAGCTTTTTGTAAATCAGTTTCAGATCCTTTTAATGGATTGCCTTGATTGTCTGACATATATTTCCTTGTGGGTTAAGTTCCTCTATGAGGTTGACTTATCCTAACCTTAGTGGCTAGAATTTTTGGTTTTGGATATGGTTTCTAAAATCTTCTAATTGTTTAGAAGCTAATTTTCCAGTATCTAAAATTTCTTGTAAATTTTGTTCAACTTTTCCAACAATGTTAAAAGCTAACCAAAGTTTTTCTCTAGTATCATTTTCATTAGCACCAGTATTTAATAAACTTGTAGAATATAAATTTTTTAATTTATTAAAAGACTCTTTAAGTAAAGGATCGTTTAATAATTCACTAGCTTTGTTGGATTGGCTTACTTCCTGTTGGAGTTTTGCTTGTTCCTTGTTGTCCATTTAATGACTCAATTTCTTGTTCTAGTTTTTGTTGTGATTGTTGTGCATTTCTAAAGTCTTGTGTGCTTTCAGCTACTAGCATTTTATTAAGATCAGCTTCTGCCTTAATTTGAGCAGAATCTATTTGAGCATTATATTTAAGCTCAAGTTCTTTCATTTTAATCTCATTTTCTAATAGCATTTTAGCATTACTGCCTTTGATTGCTTTTAGTTCTAATTCTAAACTAGCTAGTTTTCGTTTTTCTTCACTTGCTATTCTTGCAAATTCTATTTTCTCAATAGGAGTTGGAGCTGGTGGCTGTTTAGGCTGCACTAATGATTTACCTTGATCTGGATTAACAAAGTAATTCTCAACATTTTTAAGACCAGCATTTTCAATAATTTTTGCCAAACTATTATAAATATTTTTAAGACTAACCATTGGGTATTCTTGACCACCCTGTAATTGAAAGGCTTGAAGTTGTCTTTCTAGGATATTGTTTAACATACCTATTTGTTGCTCAGAACTTCCAGTACCTAATCCAACAGTAATAGAAATATTATATCTATTTCTCCATTCAGTAGGTTTAACTGGAATAAATTGATTGTTTAATTCAACTACTCTTTCTTTGTCTTGATACTTACAAGTAAGTTCAAAAATTCTTTTAAATAAATCTTTAACACCAGTTTCAGCAAACACTCTAGCGATTAGTTCCATTCTCATTTGAGATTGGCTCATCAAAGCATTAACACCAGTTGCAGTCTTATTTAAAGCATCTGCATCCATACCTTGATTGTATCTTGTAACACCAGTTCTAGATTCTCTAACTGTATCTAAATATTCTAATAATGGAAAAGCCTGTTGCGAAATAGTTTGATTTTGCATTGGCATCATAACTTGACTTGGTGGCTGCTTAGTTCTTACAACTCCACCTGGTCTATTAGTTAGTAAGTCATCTAAATTGACCATACCATCCATTACAGCAACTCTATTATTATTTGTTAAATACATATTATCTAACAACTGTCGCATAACAGTAGATTTAACTAATTGAACATCTTCTACTAATTCTGAAACCGATCTA